GGATTTTATCTCCGGCTCAGGCTCAGGCTCAGGTTCGGGAGCCTCGCTTAATACTTCTTGCCCTTCTTCTTGCCCTTCTTCTTGCAGCTCGACATGATCTTCTCCATCTGCCAGTTCGTTAAACGCATCCTCAAATGAGGTGTCTTCGTTTTGATCGGTCATCGGTTACTCCAGCGGCCTTAGTCGGCGGCCATCTCTTCCTTGAAAAAATCGAGGGATTCCTCGGTCTCATCACTAGCCAGGGCTAGTAATTTGTCTAGCACGGCGATGACTCCGCGCTGCCGTTCTGAGTACCTATCTGCGATCAAATAGTCGATAGAGTCCTGCCGCTCTTGGGCGCAGAAAGCCTCCACCGCTCGCCATGTGGGAGAGTGTTTATCGATCATAGGATTTACCAATTAGTAAGTGTCGAAGCCCTGCGCCAGGTTCTGCGCTTGCAGTTGAGTCTGGGTAAGCTTGACGTTAGTTTCTGCCGCCTTGGCATCTCGCATGGTCTTATTCTTCTCCATGTCTAGCGCCATTCTTGTCTGTAGCTGCTCGCGAGTCATATTAGCCTTAGCCGCTAACTCAGCCATCTTCAGCTCCCGCTCCTGGGCCAGCTTCTGCTGCTCAATCTGCGTTTCAAGATCAAGGCGATAACGATCCAGCTCAGCCTTCTGCTGCATTTCTTGTGCGCGTAGCTGAACCTTGGCCTGCTCTACCTGCATCTCAATCTGCTTAAATTGCAGCATTGGATCTGGTGGCGGCTCTTGCGGTTGCTGTGACGCCTGCATCTCCATTATCTCTTCTTCGGAAAGCGTCACATTGTCGTAGGGAATCTCTAGCGACTTGGCAATCTCTCGATCAAGACCTGCCCAGTCTCGACGCGATGCGAGCATCGGATTGCCGGCACTCATATTCGCGTAGATCATTAGAGACTCTTGCTGCTTGTCCTTGACCAGTAGCGCACCAGAGCCTCTGGCATCTACAGAGAAGTCGCCCTTTATCCCAGGCTTCTCGTTGTACTGCATGTTCCAGTCGTAGAATCGCGTCAGTAGAGGACGGGTGATGTCGTCATCCCAGTTCTTGATAGCCTTCCTCAAGACGATGTTGGATGAATTCATCAGCATCTGCATACCAGAGGCTGTTTGAGTAACGTGTGGCGCCATCTCTCCCTGGGCAATCAGAGGGAGATTCGTTTCTTCATCAGCAAGCTGACGCGCCATCGAAAAAATGTTTGCAAGTTCTTGCTGGTGTGATGGCGTTGAGAACGCAGCCATTGCCTCATTAACTGCGCGGGTTTTGTCTCGCAAAAACCACAGTTTCTTAGGCGTCATCTGCCAGGAGCCATCAGCAGGCTCAACAATCTCGCGATTGATAATTACCTGGTCGGCAATGGACAGGCCAGCGTTATCCATCATCATGCGCCAGGACGCATTGATGACCTTCTGTGGATTACGCATCAGGTAGGGTACGCCAAACCCGAATACGCTTGAGTCATCCTTTTCCCAGTTAAAGACAGAGAACGGACGCTCGGTGGTATCCATTGGATTGATGACAACCTTTAGGACGCTATTTCCAGAGAAGAAGACAACCGCGTCAACTTCATCATCAAGCTCGTCTATCTCTTCTTGCTCGTAAACATCATCGGCCTGGGCGATAGCGTCAATTAGCTCTGACTTTGAGATAGGGCCGTGGTATTCCCACAGCTCATATTTGCTGTCTGAGTCTACGGTGTTGATGCCAGTGATATAGCGAATGTCCGATGTATAGTCTCGGCCTAACTGCGATGACTTAGCTTCCGATGCCGCAACCTTGCGCAACTGGTCAATCAAAATACCAGGAAGCCTAGAAAGCTCGCGCAACTGCTTCTTGGTCAATAGATGGCGCTGAAAGACATATTCTGCCTCGTCAATGGTTCTTGCCGACATATCAGGAAAGAAGTCCCACGGATCGACGCGCTCTACTGTTGGATTTAACGACTCATTGATCTGAAGTATCGATGTCCCGTCAGGTAGCTGGCTCCAGGCCTTCTTCATTCGACCCATAACCACCGGGCCTTTTACAACGCCCGTCCCAAGCAAACACGCATCATGGATAATGTCTCGCGCCTTTGTTTGGTAACGACTCTCGTTGAGCTGGTCGTCAATCTCTTCCTGCATGGCCTCGCAGCGTTCTTCTGCCTCACGAATGCTGTCTGCTGCCATAGACGCGGGTGTGGGCTGCATGGGCATACCCTGCTGCGCCATCATCATTTGCTGCTCTGGCGCCTTTGCGGCAAGACTATCTAGCTCAGGCACTGGTGTCGGGTAGATGGCCCAGTTACGGTCATCTGTTGGGAATAGCATGTCTTGTAAACGCGCTTCAGCCGCATTGGTCTTGTTGCGCGTGATATTGACGTAGACCTGGGAGCCGCCGGCACGATTAAGCTCGACCTTGGAGCGGTCGTCATATTTGCCGTGATACTGGCGAATATCCTCAAGCCAGCGCTGCTCAATCTCAGTTCGCTTTGCAATTTGCTCTTTGGCTAATTGATTGAGGCGCGATGCAAAGACATGAAGACGCTCAGCAATCATCAACTGCTCATCTTCAGGCGTCATTTGCTCCTCATCTATATATTCATTCATAGCCATCCTCAGTAGCCTGCAACACGATCAACAATCGCGTTTTCGTATTTGATTGGCTCTTCCTTCTGCCGTACAGGCTCAGCAAAGGTTAATGCCAGCGCATCAGCGCAATCGGACGATCTAAGCCCTCGCTTTTTCATCTGGTCTTTACCTTCAAGCTTGCGGCGTGAGTTTGAATCAAACGAATAGGTGGGCGCACACAGATCGGCGTGAAGATCATCCCTATCGGGAATCATTACGGGCATATCGCCCTTCAGCCAATCGCGCATTTCGCCCCACATTTCTGCTCGTTTATTAACGTATCTTGCTGGGTCAAGCGCCGAGCTGCCGAAGTTAACAGGCACAACGACGTCAC